TGTTCATGCTTAACAACAACCCCTTGCCTGTTGGACGCGCCTTTGTCCATGATGGCATCCAATACCCAGCCAACTGGCTACGCCTTGCTAGTGCAGCAGAGAAAGCCGCCATTGGCATCACCGAGGTAGCCGACCCTGTTCGCGCTGATGACCGCTTCTACTGGAGCGGCGATGTCAACCTGCCTAAAGAACTGAACGACCGCGAGGAAGTAGACGCCGAGGGCAACCCGATGTGGGTGCAGGTGCTGGGCGAGGTTGATGGCGTACCAGCGATGGTGGACTCTGACGAACGGCTGGTTACCAAAGGGCTGAAGAGTCAATGGGTTGCACAGGTCAAAGACACGGCTGGCAAGCAATTAGCAGCTACCGACTGGATGGTCATTCGTAAGGCAGAGCGCGGCACAGAGATACCAACTGCTACCGCAGCGCACAGGGCGGCGATACTAGCCGAAGCCGAGCGCCTTGAGACGGCTATTGCCGGGGCTGCTGATATTGATGCGTTTATCGCGGTGGTGCAGGATCAACGCTGGCCGGAGGCTTAAATGACTATCCCACGCGAATTAGCTGAGTTTGCCACTGGCTACGGTGCCGGTAGCTTTGCCGTCGGTAGAAACCGCATCATCAATGGGGCGATGGAGATTGACCAGAGGAATGCGGGGGCTAGTGTTACTCCTACAGCTGACGGTTTATATTCGCTTGATCGTTGGCAATATAGTATTTCGCAAGCGTCAAAATTTAGTATCCAACAAAACGCTGGTTCTGTTACGCCGCCAACAGGATATATAAACTATCTTGGTGTGACATCTCTTTCTGCTTATTCTGTTATTTCAAGTGATTTGTTTGTAATCCAGCAAAATATTGAGGGATTGAATTGCTCTGATTTAGCTTGGGGCACTGCTAATGCTGCAACGGTTACTTTGTCTTTTTGGGTTCGTTCAAGCCTCACGGGGACATTTGGCGGCTCTTTAAGAAATAATGATTCATCGCGTTCATATCCATTTAGCTTTACGATTAGCTCGTCTAATACTTGGGAACAAAAAACCATTACGGTTGCTGGAGACACCACTGGAACATGGCTGACAACCAATGGTACTGGTATTCGTGTAACGTTTTCTTTAGGTATGGGTAGCACCAAATCTGGAACTGCTGGCGCATGGACTGCTGGTTCTTACTGGTCTCCAACAGGCGCAACAAGCGTAGTCGGCACAAACGGAGCCACCTTCTACATCACAGGCGTACAGCTTGAGGAAGGCACTGTCGCCACGCCGTTCGAGCGCAGGCAGTATGGGCAGGAGTTGGCGTTGTGTCAGCGGTATTTTGCAAGGCTATCATCTTTTGCAACTTATACAGGATTTGCTTCAGGGGTTGTTCTTAATGCCACCACAGGCTTTGTTTATTTAAAATATCCAGTTGCGGCTAGAGCGTCTCCAACTATTTCTCAAAGCAACACGGCAAATTATGATGGAAGTGTAATAGCCGCTGTAACCTCAATTGGAACTGCTTATTACGGTACGGATAGTTTATCGGCTAATGTAATTTCCTCTGGTGGTGGTTTGACGACTGGGAGAGGGTGCGTTTTGTTGGGCAACAACAATACCGCCGCCTACATTAACTTGTCTATGGAGTTATAAATGTATCAAGCCCATAAAGATGACCCTGTTTTTGGTAAAGCGCAGACTGTTCGCAGATTAAGTGACGGTGCTTGCATCCCATTCGACCCAGCCAACACAGACTATCAAGAGTATTTGAAGTGGCTGGCAGAGGGCAACACCCCCCTTCCCGCAGACGACGATTCAGGGCAAAATACGTAAAAAGGACGCATTATGGCCTCAACATATTCAAACAATCTCCGCTTAGAACTCATTGGCACCGGCGATCAGGCTGGTACATGGGGCGATACGACTAACAACAACCTCGGGACGCTGGTAGAAAAGGCAGTCTCTGGGTCGGTTTCAGTCACGGTATCCGCTGCCAACACAGCGCTGACGGCTTTAAACGGTGCCGACGACCAATCGCGCAATATGATGCTGGTACTGGATACATCCACAGGTGCCAACTTTGCCGTTTACGCCCCGCCAAGCCCCAAGATTTACGTTATTTACAACGCCAGTAGCTACACGGCTACGGTCTACAACTCGACTGTGCTGGGCAATACGACGGCTGCTGGCACTGGTATCGCAGTTGGTTCGGGGCAAAGCCTGTTTGTGTTTACCGACGGTACGAACTTCCGTACTATTAACGCGGCTAACCTTACCGGGCTGCTTAGCGTAGCCAACGGCGGTACTGGGTCGTCAAGCATCACAGCGAACAATGTTGTACTTGGTAACGGAACATCGCCCGTCCAAACGGTGGCTCCCGGTGCCGACAACAATGTGCTGCGCTCGGATGGCACCACTTGGGTAAGCGAAGCACTGGGATCAATGGCCGATCAGAACTCAAACAGTGTATCTATTACTGGCGGTTCTATCAGTGGCATCACTGACCTTGCTGTTGCAGATGGCGGTACAGGCGCTTCTACTGCTTCGGGTGCCCGCACCAATCTCGGACTCGGCACGGTATCAACCATAAATACCACCGGTAGCACTTCTACGTTCCTGCGCGGTGATGGTTCTTTTAACGCCGTTCCAATACCTGATACTTTGGGGGTTAACCAAACTTGGAACAGCACCCTATCTACTGGCACTGTATACCAAAATACCTTTGGCCGTTCTATAGCTATTGGCGTTAACGGCGCTGCTTACTCGGGCGATATTCTTGTATCCTCATATAACGGTGGATATTTCCGTGTTCAAGGTAACAGCGCTGGTAGTGCAGTTTGGAGCAATAGTTTTGCGATTATCCCACCGGGGTGGTATTGGTATTACTCAGGCACTGTGCAGCAATGCTACTCACGTCTATCGTAAAGAGGTAACAAATGCAAAAAGGTTTTTACCACCCAGTTGATGGTTATTGGGAAACCCTATGTGAGCCATCACCTGAAATTTTGGCTTCATATCCACCCGGCACCATAGAGATACCGCTTAAACCCGGGCCGTTGTACACCTTTAATGGGTTTGATTGGGTCGCGCCAACAGAGCAACAGGTGTATGACGCTGCCGTAGAAGCAGTCCGTCTTGATCGTAATTTTAAGTTGACGGTAGATGTTGACCCCGTTGTATCTAACCCCCTGCGTTGGGCTGATATGTCGGCAGAGAAACAACAAGAATGGGCCTCGTATAGACTGGCGCTACTTAATATTTCTGATGCGCCGGGTTACCCGTTTGATGTTACATGGCCGGTTAAGCCAGACTAATGATCGACCCAATCACCGCCTTTACCGTCGCCACGACGGCGTTTAACACCATCAAAAAGGCGGTGGAAGTTGGGCGTGAGATTGAGGATGTCGCAGGCTATATCGGTAAGTTTTTTGGGGCTAAGGCCGACATAGCCAAGGCAGAAGAAAAAGCCAAAAACCCGCCCATATTTAAGAAGCTGCTGTCTGCCGGGTCGGTGGAAGAAGAGGCACTACAGCTTGTGGTGCAGCGGCAAAAGCTGGGCGAGATGGAGCGCGAGCTCCGCAGCATGATCATTCTGCGCTATGGGCAAGAGACGTACCTTGAGATGATGCGCCAGCGCGAGCGGATTGCAATGGAGCGCAAGCGGGTCGAGTTACTACAGAAGCACAAGCGGCAGGAGTTTTTTCTTGCTGTTTTCTACACCGGGCTTATTGCCGCGCTGCTGGCTGCTTTGGCTTGGATGGTGATGCTTGGTTTTGAAATGGTGGGGAAAGTATGACGGCTAAAGACCTAGACGCTTGGCGCATCGTACCAAGATTACTAATTTTGAGTTACATGTTGGTCTTCTATAAGACCTGTACGTGGTTCATGGAGCTGCCCGATCCGACCAATGCCCAAGCCGGTTTCGTATCGGTGATTGTGGGTGCTGGAGCGGCGTGGTTTGGCTTGTATGTCAACAGCGGCCCCAAGATGCAGGGAGGCAAGGATGCTTAGTGCTCTGATTGGCCCCGTGACGGGCTTGCTGGACAAGTTTATCGAGGACAAAGACCAAAAGGCAAAACTGGCGCATGAGATCGCCACAATGTCGGAAAAACACGCCCAAGAGCTGGCAATGGGGCAGCTTGAAGTCAATAAGGCAGAGGCGTCCCACCGGTCGGTTTTTGTCTCTGGGTGGCGTCCTTTTGTGGGGTGGACATGCGGGATTGCCCTAGCGTGGCACTTTGTGTTACAACCACTCGTAATCTTTACAACTGCGTACTT